ACACAAAGACCCTCAATTACAAAATCAAATAATAAGAACGATGTCCGACTACCAACAGCTTGCAGTGGAATTTGCATCTGAGGTGCCCAGTGAAGCTGTAATAGCAACATGGGTTGAGGATTTTGCTTATCAGGGATTTGACGCTGGTGAAGTCATTAAGGCCTTAGTAGAGAAAGGCAAGAATGACTGGAAACAGGATGCAAGGAAGATGATAATTCTATCGCTCACTCGAGGCAATAAGCCCAGTAAGATGACAGAAAGAATGTCTGATGCAGGGAAGTCCACCGTGAACGCATTGGTGAAGAGATACAATCTAAAGTCTGGCAACCCTGGAAGAAAGGATCTAACCCTCTCTAGGATAGCTACTGCACTAGCAGGCTGGACATGCCAGGCAGCACCCATAGTACAAGATTATCTACCGGTAACTGGGAAATCAATGGACTTGTTGTCAAACAATTATCCCAGACAAATGATGCATCCATGCTTCTCTGGTCTGATTGATCCCACTTTGCCCAAGAACACTGTTGATAATCTTAGCTTTGCCCATTGCTTATACATGACGCAATTCTCTAAGACAATAAACCCATCCTTAAGAGGACTCTCAAAATCAGAGGTTGTTTCAAGTTTCTCACAGCCAATGAATGCTGCCATAAATAGTTCATTCCTGAGCAGTGACCAGCGCAGATCCTTCCTAGACACTCTGGGACTCCTGAACAAGAACTTGGAATGCACTAGTCAGGTGATTGATGCTGCAAAGGCCTTCAAGTCTCTGACCAACTAACATTTTCATGCTGCCGTAGACACAGAACACAGACGACACCAACCCAAGCACACACAACACATGACAATCACCAAAGCACCAAACAATAAAAAAGAAAAATCAGAAAAAAACTACAAAATCTAAAGAAAACCCAAACAAAAAAACACACAAAAACACAAAAATTAAAATAAAAAACAAAAAACAAATCACCAAAACTCCCATATCCATAATCACAACAGCACATAATCCACCACAAGCCCACACACAAACCACACACAACCCAACACACAACACAAACACCTGGCAGCATGTCAATCAATCACTGTCTGTCATATCAGATCCCCAGAAGGTCTCTTCTGCCTCTCTCCTCTTCATGATAGTGTCAAACTCATCCCTTGCCACTTCCATCCTCAGGTCGGCATCACTAACTAGCTCAAATGATTCATCAAAATCTTGAACTAGCTTCATTAGCTTTGAGTGTGGTGCATCATATTCAAGATCATATCTGTATGACTGCAGTAGCCTAAGACAAATGACACTACAGGCCTCTAGCACAAGATTCCTGCCAGGGTAACAACCAATATCATCTCCAAGTTCCAAGGCTTCTCTCTGGATCCTCTTGTGGAAGTTCACAACACATCTATCTATCTGGGTGCATTTTGAAGCTCTCATTATTTGAGTCATGACTATCCCCTTGTACGACCAAGGCCCAAGTTCATCCTTTAACCTGATCAGGCTGAAGAATTGGAGAGTCGGGTATGAGAAGGGCCAGCATAGAGCTCTCTTTAGATTTGGCTCATTGTGCTTGAGAACATCATTTATCTCAAGCCTTGAGATTTCATGTATGAGCGAGAGAAATTTAGTCGAGCTCTCTAGTCTGACTCCTGGATGGTTTACTCCCCAAGACACTGGAATTTCTCCAACAGAGTAGAAATCATACAGAGTATTCTTTGATCCTGGTTTTTGAGAATAAGATGTGACCTCAAATTCCATGTCTTCATACTTTGAGACTGGACAAACGCTCATTTTGTTGAAAGGAACATAATCCACTTGGATTCTACGAATGTTTAGAGTAGAGTAGCTAACTAGTGGCATATCAAGCATGTAGTAATTCATACTTGATTGTTTGTGAGATTTGTAGAATATATTGAGGGGTCTTTGTGT